AGAACTCGTTTAATCCTATCTACTAAAATTTTATTTGGTATAATATCCTCAGACTTAAGCAAATCTGCTTTTGTTACTAATTGTATTATTGTTGTACTGCCTGGGATAGCCCCCTCATGCTCTGGCCCTGGCATCATAGATGCCTGTCCTGTTTGAGGATCCATCATCTGGTGATATACACCACCTGTAGCCTGATAGAGTTGTATTATCTCAGTGATAGCTTGATCTTGAGTAACCACAACCCGACCTTCGGATTGGTTTTCTAAAATAGCCGCTGGCCCTTGCAGATACTCACTAAACTCTGTCTCGTCGAAAATATGCTCCATATTGGATGCCGTATCCATAATATGGTAATAGGGCAATTTTATTTTAGAATACCGATCAATTAGCTCATAATGCTCATGATATTCATCTATGTTGCCTTGATCAATCTTCTGATCTAATCCCGCACTTCGATCTGTATCAGGATAGCGATGAGAATCAGAGCGTTTCATAGAACCCAATAATTCACTCACTCTGGGTATGGATGTTACCAACTGCTCACCTGTCACCAGATTAGCAACTATAATATGAGCTGCATCTCTGGCGAATGTATCACGGGAGTTGGGGTCAATATAAACATCAAGCGGATTTATAGCTTTTACAAAGACCTCTCCCTTGCCGAAATCAGCATGTGGGTCACTGTAAGCCTGCATGACCCCCATCCCCCGAACATAGTAATCATCAATAACTTGTTTTAGTTCCACGTTACCAGAAGAAACATCCCAGATATAACTCATTAAGTCGCTAAATAAACGTCCTGTACGAGTATCGGAATCTTCTCTTCCTGTAGACTGGAATCTTGGTTTGTTTGCAGTTAAAAGAGCGATAGCCTGCTCTACTGCTGGATAAACAACATTGTCCACAATGGGACTCTGGGATCGTTTATCTAATTCTTTTTTATGCGATGTTTTCCATTGTTGGTTATTTCTAAACTCAGAATCTTCTTTTGCTTGGATTGCCCACTGAGATCTCTCAGAATCATATATCTCTAAAAGTTCTTCGGAAAGGCGTACATCTTCAGGGGTTTCTGAGGGAGGCACCCCCTCAACGGATTCCTGTTTTCCGCTTAAAACATTAAAAATTTTATTTGCCATATCCCCCGCTATTGTTTATTTTATGGCTTGATACTTAAAGTAATATATTAAGTTCCGTATATTATGTCAATCTATTTATGCTATTTGCCAATCTGTATGTCGAGAAATAAATGTCTTTAACTTATTTACCTTATTACTACCGTATGGTCTATAGCTCCCTTTGTTAGCATAGAATAGCCCGTCTAATAGATCGTCGTGCTTACCCCTTGGATATAGCAACAACTCATCGATCAATGCTTTCATGTTTTTCTGTATGTATATTTTCTTCTGTGCGAAGTACGGCTGTAGAGACTCCAGCCTGAATGATTTAGCATTTCTTGGATTCTCTCCTATCTCTAATCCTGGGACAAATAATCCCTGTTTTTCACATTCTGCTCTCACATACTCCCTTAACATCTCCTGATACCCTACAACCTCGATTCTTGTTTTCATAGGTCTGTATTTTTTAAAATTTGTAATAATAGCATCTGCTAATGTCAAAGGTTTCGCATGCTCTCTGTAATATGGCAGCACAAACCTATTATTCTCCGAGTCCACAGCTAAACTCATGATTACCGAATAGTCAGCCGTTTGCTTTGTCGAGGACGCAGGATCAACACCTGTGAACACATTCACAGACCGTTCTTCATCCACCTCCACGCCATTCAGGTTCTTCAAGTGCAGTATTCCTTCTTTATCGTCGTTCAGCCTTAAATAGCCCTCATAATACCGAATATCCTCTTCTTTGAAGAGTTGATCCTCATCCCCAACAATCTGACATAAGTATTCCCTATAGAACACCGATTTACGGTTAATAGACTCAAGTTCCTTCTCCTTTTGTCTTAATTTCTTTATTGGCTGCCATTCCTCCCACAATGCTATCCCCTTTTCCATATCAGGAGCAAAGTGCATATTCTTCCAACCTTCCATACCCTTCAACACCTCTACTAAACATCTTTGGTGTTGAGGAGTACCGATGACAGCAATACGACCCTTAACAGGGTCTAACGATGGGACGGCAGATTGAAGGAGCCACCTCAGGTTTCCCTCCATAGCTTCAGCTGTCTTAGTATTCATCTCATCCTCTGGATCATCCACTAACAGCAACGTGGGACGTTGGTTCCCCACCTTTATCCCACGCAACTGCTGACCAGTACCCTTGCAGATAATCATAGATCCGTCTTTTAACTCTACCTCAGCCCTTGACCACTTCTTGGCAGAGTTCATACCCCAATAACCGAATAAACTTCTAAATTGGCTTGAATAGTCTAATACATCCTTTATCGTTCCCAATAACTTCACTGCATGATCCTGTGTTCGACTTACCAGTACTATTAGTTTTGGCCCCTCATCAAACATTAAATGATACAATGGGAATATACCACCCACCAGGCTACTCTTTGCATGTCCCCTCGGAGCAATAATATTTACCTGCTTACACTCCTTATCCATCAAGGATTCCGCAACCTCATAGTGGAATGGGGGCGAATCAACTGAAAACATATTCGGGACACATACTTTCCCAAATAATATCATATTCTTATGCAGCTTTTTTAATATAACATCATTACTCAAATAATTCTTCCTGTTCTGGTATATCTATATCACTTCTCACTTCAATCTGGTCAGGATCTACCCCCTTCTCAATCAATATATCCCTCACCACCATATCTCTCCAGTATGGAATAGCATCCTCTATACGTTTCCAGTCCTCTTTCGTTAATAATCTTTTCCGAACAGTATCCAATGGTTCCTCTCATTCAGTTTTTTGCGTAATTCTTCGTTCTCATCTGACAATTCCTCATATTTGCGATCTTCATGGACCACAATGCCACTCTCTGTAGCTACATCACGCATTGTCTGAAGAAAAAGGCTCATCTTATCTCGTTTGTCGTTATTCGCCCGAAATGTGTATGTCTTCTTTTTCATCTTTCCACCTACTTACGATTAAATTAGCAATAGCCTCTCTATTACTCTCATCTTCTAAACTCATGTACCAAAATGCATTCAATGCCGACTTAATAATCTCATGCAGCACTCCACCCTCTCGCTCTTCAATCTCCTTTTTATCCATGATAAGCCTCTAATTTCTGTTTTTTAACCCTCATCCTTACAAACGCAGCCACATATACCAATACTTCAAGAAAATGCCGTAATGCCCCAAAATTTCGCCAAATAGGGGTATTGTAGAATCTCACTTATACCCATTACTTATGCCTGGCACTACAATCTTTTCAAAATACTTGCATTTTATGGGATCACACTGCTTTTTGGCTATCTTCGATTCAATATACAAGCCAAGATGCTTATTTATCATAACACCCAAACACCCTTGAACTGTCCAATTCGCACAGTATTTAGCTGCCGCTCTCTTCGGATTCATTAATTACCTCCAATGGAAGCTCTTCAACCTCCTGCTCTCTCGATAGAGTCAAACGACTCTCCTCTTTAGCTATCATATCACGAATCTCAGCAGTACGATCTATCTGAATCGTGTCTGTAACTGTCTTTGTACTTGGCTTCATGTCCATAAGTGTCTCTAATCCCTCGACACCCCTGAGCATATTGGATGGATCTGACTTCTTCTTAGCGATCCCGATTGCGTCTAACCGCATATCAAGTACAGACCCCTTAGAAACTCCCCTATCCTCAAATATGCGAGCCATTTCTTTATCTACCATCTGCTTTACTTCCTTTTGTTTAAATAATCTTTTAGCCGTCAAGTCTGGCTTCTTCTGATCTGGCCTGTATACCCTACCAATCTTCATCCAATCTGGCTTTATGCCAGCATTTAGGTATTGAGCATACAAAGCTACCGCATGTCGTGTCCTATTACGCTTCGCCTCCATCTCTGCCCAAGTCTTTGCTGACACACTGTAAAAATTCTTACTCTCCCAATGTGGTATGAAACTTAACCGCTGACCTCTGAATGCTCTGGCATATGGGAATAACATGAAATCAGTGAACTTCGTGGGCAATACATTCAAACACTCAGATACATACCCATCATCACTTACTCCCCAATCACCCTTATTACACTCGCTCCAAGCCTTATACTCTATACGCTCGGCTTTTGCCTCGCTCTCACTATAAACTATATACTCCTTTGGCTTGTAATCATTAACCTTTATTCGCCTTGTAATATTGTACATAACTATATGCAGGGATTTATATTACTTATATATATAATACTACATAAAGTACTACACACAGTACTTACATAACAGTACCGTAAGGTACGTCTATATAAAGTAATACTATGAAGTATTAATACTAACACTTAACTCTTCTTATCATTACTGGTATCACTCACCTTCTTTGTTCGATGTCTATACTCTGTGTATGTCTGCATATCATATATCCTACTCTGTGCATCCAAGAACTCAAACATACTGTATAACTCCTCTATGTCTGTATCATCCATAGGTACACTAATCCACTTCTTACCATCCCAGTACTCCTTAATACCAGCTCCTACCCTATAACGGTTCTCCTTCATCATAATCCTAATGTAATACTTTAAGTGGTATCATGTAAAGTACTTTTATACTTATAGTTACGCAAAGTTGCAAATAGTTAAAAATTGGTGAAAAATATCTTAGAATGGGAGTGGGTAATATACCCTACCACCACCCCCCAGTAGATACGGGTGACCAACACGAGTTTAGTTGAAAAATTCGAGTTCAGTAGCCCCTTACAAATGGTTGAAAGGATCAGCCATGTAAGTTCAATCACAATGTTAGGAGTAACATCATGAAACAGATCGCATCAGCGGTAGCTAAAGCCCTTATCGGAGTACTATTCCAGTCAGAGAAAATGCGTGCCAATGGCACAGTAGGTATGCAACTGTCCACATTGGCTCAAGCCAATGAGGCAGTTACTGCTCTACGTGAGGCAGGTGTCCCCAATGTATGGCAGGGGGATAAGCTGGAGGGTAAGCCTTATGTCGTCTTTATGAATGAGCAGTCCCAGGAGATAGTCTGGTCATCTTAGCTCATTAATCCCAGCATGCATGGGTAGTGTTCACGCACTACTCATGCTTACTAATTAATTAAATAAAAGGAGTTATTATGCATAGTTGCAGTCATAAAGGATGTAGTGAGTTATCGCTATATAGTTATTATGATATACATTATTGTAAAGATCATTATGATCAAATTCTAAAAGAAGCTCTGAAAACAATGGATAGCACTACAAATAAACAAATGCATCCACTATTCCATAAATCTAAGAATATTACTATATCTGCATTTATTGACCGATGCCTATATATGGATGTAGCAAAACGATTAGGTGACTTGGTAATAGCACTTAATAGTAATGAAGACAAACTCATAGAGGAAATAACCTCACTTGAAAATCAAGTTTGTAGACTAAATGATCAGGTATTAGAAAGTTCTAAGACAACAAAGAACTTATTTGCTGAAATAGAAGATAAAACCAGACGTATTGTCTTTGTGATGACTCATCCCTGGAGAAATCTATTTAAGTATTTGAAACGTACATTACGTTACTATTTCTAATAATAAAAGAAGTTAATTACAATAAA